ATTTCTGGGCGGCTTGTATGGCCTCTCTTTCTACGGGAGGTAAAGTAATTGTAATTTCAACACCAAACGGATACGACCCAATTTATTATAGTATCTACGAACAAGCGGCAAAAGGTGTAAATGAATTCAAAGTTTCTGACATGTATTGGTATAGAGACCCTCGTTACACAAGGGATTTGTATATGGTAAAAACGGAAAACTTAATTGACTTTTTGTTGGATAGAAACAATTATCCAAATACCGAAATACTCGATTTGAGTGGTGACCCATTCCAAAGAGATATTGTTTATGTGAAAGAATTGATGGACAAAGGATATAAACCATGTTCTGCGTGGTTTGAGTCAATGGTTAAAAAGTTAAAGTATGACAAAAGAAAAATTTCTCAGGAGTTAGAATGTAACTTCTTGGGTTCAGGTGATAACGTATTTGATTCAAACTTACTTCAAAAAATTTCTGAAACCATGATTAAGGAACCAATATCCAAAATGATGTCAAATGGACTATGGATATGGAAAGAGCCTGTAATTGGTCACAAATATGTGATGGGTGTGGACGTTTCTCGTGGAGATTCTGAGGATTTTTCATCTATTCAAATTATTGATTTTGATGAAAGAGAACAAGTGTTGGAATATGTTGGAAAAACACCACCAGATATTTTGGCCGAAATTGCCTACAAGTGGGCAACAATGTATTCTGCGTATATTGTTGTCGATATTACCGGTGGTATGGGAGTTTCCACCTCAAGAAAACTCCAAGAATTGGGTTATAGAGATTTATACGTGGACGGTGTGGAGTTGGGAAACAAGTGGAAATTTGACCCAAAAACTGCGGATAAAATTCCCGGTATCAACTTTAACTCAAAACGTGTTCAAATTATTTCTTCCTTTGAGGAAGCAATGCGTCACACTTTCAAAATATATTCATTGCGTTTATTAAATGAAATGAACACGTTTGTTTATTTGAACGGAAGACCTGACCACATGAAAGGTCAACATGATGACTTATTAATGAGTTTGGCAATGGCAATTTATGTGAGTGAAATGTCATTTGCTCAATTGAAAAAAGTTGATGATTTGACCAAAGTGATGATAGAGTCGTGGACAGTAAACACCAACGATAATTCCAAAGTAACTCACTTTAACCCTAATATGCCGGTTTTTGAAAACCAAGATACTAAAAATGTATTTAGAAATCAACCCACTAGACAAGATTATCAAGATTATAGATGGGTATTTGGTGGAATGGGATACAGATAAATCAATAACAAACTATATTTAAGAGTATGAGCGATAATATGACTATATGGCAGAGGTTATCCCAAACCTTTGGACCCGATTCACTTTTGGGTCAAGATGCCCCTGTCTACAAATATGATAAAAAAGAACTGTTAAGAACAACAGACAAAAGACAATATGAGTTAGAAAAACTCCAAGCACAACAAACCGCGTTTCTTTCTAACCAATGGTCAAAAATTGAAAATAATCTTTATCAACAAGCCGTTTATTACGAACCAACAAGATTATCATCTTTCTATGATTATGAAAGTATGGAATATACACCAGAACTTTCTGCGGCTTTGGATGCCTATGCTGAAGAATCTACAACTGTAGATGAAGATGGATACATGTTACAGATTTATTCTGAATCAAAAAGAATTAAATCTATCCTAACCGATTTGTTTAATAACATTTTGGACATTAATACCAACTTACCAATGTGGACAAGAAACACTTGTAAGTATGGTGATAACTTTGTGTATTTGAAACTTGACCCTGAAAAGGGGGTTGTTGGGTGTTTCCAATTACCAAATATTGAAATGGAACGTATTGAAAGAGGTATGACACCTCACACGGTTGCCACCGCTGAAAACGAACAAAAAGCATTAAAATTCGCATGGAAAAACAAACAAATGGAATACCAATCTTGGGAAATCGCTCACTTCCGTTTGTTGGGTGATGACAGAAGATTACCATATGGAACTTCTATGTTGGAAAAAGCTCGTAGAACATGGAAACAGTTGGTATTGGCCGAAGATGCGATGTTGATTTATAGAACATCAAGAGCACCTGAAAGACGTGTATTTAAAGTTTTTGTTGGTAACATGGATGATAAAGATGTTGAACCATATGTACAAAATGTTGCCAATAAATTTAAGAGAGACCAAGTTGTTGATCCTAAATCAGGTAAAGTGGATATGAGATATAATCAAATGGCAGTTGACCAAGATTATTTTATTCCTGTTCGTGACCCATCAGCACCTAACCCAATTGATACATTACCGGGAGCACAAAACTTAGGTGAAATTGCGGATATTGAATACATCCAAAAGAAAATGTTAACCGCATTGAGAATTCCAAAAGCATTTTTGGGATTTGAAGAAACCGTTGGTGATGGTAAAAACTTGTCATTGTTGGATATTCGTTTTGCCCGTACAATCAATAGAATTCAAAAATCTATGATTGCCGAATTGAACAAAATTGCGATTGTACATTTATTCTTGTTAGGATTTGAAGATGAATTGGGTAACTTTACATTGGGATTGACCAACCCTTCAAAACAAGCAGATTTGTTGGCAATTGATGTGTATAAAGAAAAATTGTTGGCCTACAAAGATTCAACAACACCAATTGAAGGTATTGCTCCAACATCACAATCTTGGGCTAAAAAACATATTTTAGGATTCTCTGATGAGGAGATTAAGTTGGATTTACAACAACAAAGATTGGAAAGAGCAATTGCTGCTGAATTAACAAACACACCGACCATCATTAGCAAAACAGGTATATTTGATAATGTTGATAAACTTTATGGTTCAATCAGTGGTCAAACTGGTGGAGCCGTACCGACACCAGGTTCAGAACTTGGCGGAGGCGGAGGTGAATTTGGAGGACCACCACCTGAATTGGGCGGAGGAGCTGAATTAGGAGGACCACCACCTGAAATTGGAGGAGCACCTGAAGCAGGAGCACCACCTCCACCACCGGAAGGAGAAACGGTTCCTGAAGGTAGAATGGACAAAATAAACATCTTATTGGAAGGTGACTTCTTGACACCAAATGACTTTTTGGATTTGGGAAAAGCAAAACACTCACTTAACCAAATGGATGATGAACTAGGCCGATTATTAAATTCATAATATTTATTGTCATGAACTTTGGTGAAAAATTTAGTAAAATAGAATATTTGTTGTCAGAATCTTATGTAAATAAGAGTTTATCTGAAGATATTAAAAAATTCCAAAAATTGGTTTTGGAAAATAAAACACTTTCTCAGATTTATTTTTTGTATTCTGAATTATCAAAAGAACAAGGATTTGATAAATCATTTGCGGAAGATTATTTGAGTGAGTCAATTTCTCAAATAAAAGAATTATCAAAAGTTGTAAAAACCGCAAGTTTTGATAATTGGATATCTTCCGTTGTTTGTGAAAACAGATATTCAAAAATAGATGAGTTGGTCAACAACGACCCATTAAAATTAAAAGAAAAAATCTTGGCAAAAAGTCAGGTTGTAGAATCTTTAACTAAAAAACCAGTTCAAAAAGAAAGTTTAAATATTCCTTTATCATCTGTAGAGACAATCAGAAAAAATGTGGTTAAAAACTACATTCAATCTTTGGACGAATCTACACAAAATAATTTAAAAGATATTTTGGGAAAAAACGATGATGAGTTGAAAGATTTGTTTGAGGGTTACAAAACAAAAACTTTGGATAAGTTAAATTTGTTAGTTACTGAAAATCATGACGAGTTAACCAAGAACAAAATCAACGAAACAATTTATTTCGTAGAACAAGAAGATTACAACAAATTTAACTATGTTAAGTTGAAAAACTTATACGAGGGGTTAGTTTGATTGTGATTTTGTTTGTAAAAATTGTTTGTATTTTGCTTTTTTCATTTTCTCTCTTTTTAAGGTTGTTTTCTTAATATACTCAGTACGTTTTCTCAATTCCTCATTTTGTTTAGTTTTAATAACTTTACCTTTGAGAGTTTTCAAAGCCTTTTCAATATTGGTGTTTTTGTCTATTTCTACTTTCAGCATATAAGTTAAATACTTTGATAATTTAATAAAAGTTTGACTGAGGTGTATTCTATGTGTATATTTTTTTAAAATAAACATTTTTACATGAGAGAAATTAATGAAAAAAGGGAAAACCTCAAAAATAGTTGGGTTTGAATCAATCAAGGTTACGTATGGGACAGTGGACTCTAAAAATTTAAAATCAGTTTATCTTAATATACAAACATGGGCAAATCCAAAGATTGAAAGTGACAATTGGAATCGTGTGGTAGCAAATTTGGGAAGAGCGATTAAACATAATGTTTTGGACATTGCGGACACAGAAACATTTCTACCAAATTTTATCGTCGACTTAGATTTAAGAACAAGTGGAATTCAAATAAATAAAAAAAGTTTTATGAATTTAGAAATAACTTTTTTTATGAAAAAAGAAATGGAATTTAAATCAAACGAACTCAAAGACAAATTGAAAAAAACAGCAAAATACATTTATCAAGAAAATATGAAGAAAAATCCTTATTTTGATTTTACCGTTTCAAAAGGGGAAAAAGAAATTATTTAGGGTTCCAATATATTTATAACTAAAAGTTATGAAGATATTAGGACCAAACGATACAGGACGTGGTATATTGATTGAATATGATGCGGGATATATTTCTCCATCAGAAAAAAACAATCTTCATTTGATGGAACAAATGAAGAAGGATATGTTAGATTATTCAAAACCATTTGAATTTTATGCCGTTTTACAGAAATACAATACTCCAAACAGAAATGGGAGAATTTATCCTGAAAGAATCTTAAAAAGAGAATCTGAAAATTATAAAAAGATGATTCAAAAAGGTGTGGCTCTTTCTGAGTTAAATCACCCTGAATCTTCTTTGATTGACTTGGACCGTGTATCTCACATTATTACCGAGGTATGGTGGGACGGAATAATTTTGATGGGTAAATTAAAATTATTAACATC